GGACTTGCAAAATTTACACAAATGCTGGCATCCACAATGGAACCAGTAGACACACAAGCAACAAGCTAAATAAGAAAGGATAAATAATAATGGCTAATACATATAAATGCGTGAGGCTAGAGCCGATGTGCGACTGCGATGAACTGGATACAGTTTGCAGTGTTGTGATCGGTTTAACAGCTACGACTGAAGATGAAAAACATAGTGCCTACATAGATGGCATATATCAATACGACGAGGAAAACAAACCGACAATTGAAGAGTTCAAGGCTGGGGCATCTGCTTTAGTCTCACAGTTTGCTGCCGATAACGGTTGGATTGCCAGCTTAGACGCACAAATAGAGGCAACTAAAAAACAAGATGTTCCTGTCCCAGACTTTGAGGCTCCAGAGATAACGGTTGATACTACTGTGGAACCAGCACCTGAGCCTGAACCGCCAGTTGTTGAGGCAGAGGAAGAAGAGGAGGAGGAAACTAATGATGAAGAGTAATTGCGATAACCCTAATTGCTTTGACGACACTTGCGAAGGAAACTGTAAAGGAGACTAATGGCAGCGAAGAAAAAACAGAGTAAACCTAAACCAACTAAACCTGCGCTTTGGTCTAAAGCTCAATCAGAAGCTAAGAGTAAATATAAAGTGCATCCATCTGCTTATTCAAATAGCTATGCTGCTAAAAGATATAAGGAGATGGGAGGAGGCTGGAGATAATGGCTTACTCTGGAGGCTTAAGGCGTTGGCACAAGGAGAAGTGGAAAGACGTTAAGACTGGTAAGGCATGTGGAAGATCCAAAGGAGAGAAACGAGGAACCCCATATTGCCGCCCGTCTAAACGTGTAAACGCATCTACTCCTAAGACGAGCGGTGAAATGTCTTCATCAGAGAAGAAGAAAAAAATTAATGAGAAGAAAAAACTTGGGCAACCATCAGGTAAACCTAGACGAGTTTCTAATACAAAAAGAAAAAAATAATACAATAGGTAGCAGTACAGTGTACTTGTACTAACACCTTTTTTTCTTTAAAATATACATTCGTATGGACGAAAAAGATAAGTTCCAAGAAGCACAGCAACAGTTACAAATACTGTTCAATGCGTCACAAATGGCATCCCTCCCAGCGAGGGATCATCAAGCTGTTCAACAAGCAGCACAGTCATTAGCAGATTTTCTGCAAGGACTAAATCCAAACTCAAATAGTGGCGGCGACACAAGTATCGCAATGCCTGATGAAGTTTCTGCCGAATAAGGCATCATGTCCTACCCTTAACACGAAAATGAATAATGAGATATTTAGACGATATAAAAATATTTGGAGCAAGTGTGTTAGGGGTGGGCAATCATTTTGTTGAGCACATTGACATTGGCGTCAAGTTGCTAATCAGTTTGGTAACACTAGCTTATGTTGGTGTTAAGTTATATAGACTAATAAAAGAAGGAAAATAAAACATGTTAAAATCAAAGACATTGTGGACTGGTATTACTGGAGCAATAGGTGGTGTAGCTGCTTATTTCACAGGAGACCTAGAACTAGGTGCAGCGGCTAACGTAGTTATAACTTCGTTGCTAGCAATTTTCTTGAGGCACGGAATCAAGAAGTCAGATAAGTAAGTTTAAGTGGGTATTATTTTTTCAATATTAAAAGCTTTAGCATTGGTTCCAGCTTTAAAAGGAATAGCTAAACAAATTGAAGATGCCCTCAGAAGATCAGAGGCGAATAGTAGGCGTGATGAAAAACTCAAGTATATTGATGATGCCATTGCTGATGCTATTACTCACCCTAGTAAGCGGGTGCGTGATAACGAAGTACGACAACGCTCACGATCTGATAAAGAAAAATCCTAAAGGATTTAAGGATGCAGTAAATGCTAGCCCTGAGTCGCGTCATTTTGTTGATGATGCACTCAGGGTTATTGTTAATTTAGAGCACAAAATAGAAAGTGGCGACTAAAGGAAAAGGACAGAAAGCTGAGTGGCGAGGACGGAAGGTGACGCTACGCCGACCTCGCAAAATCAAAGGGGTTACGCCAGCTAAAAAGAAGTACACAGTTTTTGTGAAAGACAAAAATGGAAAGATTCGTGTAGTTCATTTTGGTGCTGTTGGATACAGCGATTTCCTTAAACATAAGAACAAAAAACGCAGAGCAAATTTTAAGGCCAGACACAATTGTTCAACAGCCAAAGATCCAACTACTCCACGCTATTGGGCGTGCCGACATAATTGGTAATAACAAGCACTATGCCATCATCAAGTAAACCAAGTGATTTTTCAAACCTAGTATTAACCTCGTCAGCAACACTGTGCGACAGGTTCAAAGCTGTCCTGCTTACTTTACCGAGTAAGATTTATGACTTAGCAAATTATATACTAGATGCAAACGGAAACCCGTCAAAAGCTTTTGCTAAAGACTTAGCGTCCAATACTGGTATATGGAGTATTGGAGATGTAAAAGCATCATTAAACTCATCTACACCTGATGGATGGATTGAGTGTAACGGTGCTTCAATTAGTAGAACAACATACTCGGATCTGTTTGCTATAGTATCTACTACATATGGAGATGGAGATGGGACTACAACATTTAATGTTCCTGACATGAGAGCAAGAGTTCTTATGGGATACAATGCTTCAGCAACTCAATCTTCAGGTTTTGATGCTTATGCTTTAGGGGGTGAGTACGGGTCTGAAAAAGCTAAGTTATCTGAAGACAATCTTCCACGACATAATCATGTTGTATCTGGTGCGGTGGGAAAGAAAGTTTGGCACGACGAACAGACAGGACTTTCTAATATTATGCGTAACGACCACTTTGGAAAAGATGACGCTGATGCTGGTGTTTCTTTTGTTGAGGATTTATTTGAAGACGTTGGAGACGGGACAAGTTTTCCAATAATCCAGCCATCTCTTGCTTGTAGGTTTTTAATATACACAGGTTATTTCACTTCATAAAATGCCAAGATTACCTAAATTCAAAGACTATCATGTAAGCCCGTTAACTGGGCCTATGAATTCTTTGACTCCGCTTGATCTACTTAACGACAAGCAGTTTAGGTATGTTAAGAATTTAAGGGTTGATGGAATCGGTAGGTTAAAAAGAGCAGGTGGCTTAAAGGCATTGTTTGATGATGGTAACTACAATGTTGGTGGAGCCATTAAAAATAACAGTGACTTACATGATCAACTTGGTTCCAAGCAAACTCCTACAAACACAATTAGGGAGCCGATTACTTTATTGTTTGAATTTGAAAGTGGTAGTGGATCGAGAAAACTTATTGCTGCTACTAAGAGTAGAATATACGCATTAAACCAAAGGTCTAGAAACTGGATATTAATTGGAGACAATGGAGGTGCTGGGTATTCTAGCGGAACTTCATCAACGTATAGTTCTACTAAGTTCAAAGCGGCTCAGCTTGGTAACAATATTATTTTTACAAATAACTATGATCAACCGCTGAATTGGTTCTTTGATTCTAATCCAGATAGGACGGATAAGAATTTAGCAATTACGATACCAGACTTAGTTAAGTTAAAAATTACTAAGGCTGCTCATCTATCTGAGTACAAAGGCTTCATGTTCTTAGGAGACTTAGAGGAAGCAAGTACGAATCAAGTATCTAAAGTTCAATGGTCTGATTATGTTGATGCTACTAGTTACTATCCATCTTTAGCGTCATTAGCAGGTCAGCAAACAGTAGGTGATTTAGGGGAGCGTATTATTGGAATGTCAGTGCTTGGTGATCACTTAATGATCTACAAAGAAAGAAGCATATGGAGATGTTCCCTTGTTAGTTCATCTAATCTATTTGTTTTCAAGCAGGTTTATCAAGGTGAGAACACACCGTTTTACGAGGACACATTAGTTAATACTGGTGATGCACATTTTTACATGTCAGAAACTGGTATATACAGAATGACATTATCATCTCTTAAACCTCAAAGAGTTGATTGGATGCACAATGCAGCAGGAATTATTTTTGAAGACGAGGTTGTAAGTGGCGAAGACGGAATTGGTCCGAGACATATTACTGGCGGTATAAAGAATTTAGAAATAGATCAAGAAGGTGCTATAGCATCTGTTTCTTCATGTCCAGTTAGGCCTCCAGTAATAACTGCACATCCCGGTAATCTCACAATAAACGCTAACCCTTGTAGTGCAAGCTACACATCATCAACTTCTTTAACTGTTACTGTAACAGGAAAAGAACCGTTTGCTTATCAATGGCAAGAAAGACAGTACACTACAACATGGAGCAATATATCTGGAGAGAACGAGAGTATACTAAATATTGATAATCCATCTGCTAAGTCTAATAAGGATAAACAGTTTAGAGTAGTTGTTACTAACAGTGATGGAACTGTTAATAGTAATCATGGGTCAGTAACCCTTGCTGGATTTGATACAGTTCCTAGTTTCACTACTGTAATGTCATCTCAGGATCAGCAGTCTTCAGTTGGTGATGATGTTACCATTGAAGCAAGATGGTGTACCGCAGTAACAAGCTGGACATGGAAATCAAAATTACCTTCAGGTTCTTACTCAAATGTAACAATAGATGGAACTAATTTCACAGAGGAGTCAGGATTAGTTCCTCCTATAGGAAGCACTGCTGGTTATTATTTCAGCAGGATTACTATAAAGAATATTCAATCTTCCCAAAATGGAGTTAAGTATAAAATTAATGCTGTTAATCCAGCAGGAAATACTGACTCTGGAGAGACTACAATTTTTGTTACAGTTGCAACAGGTGGATCAGCTATATCAATCCGATCAGAAGGCGAAGATAGATACCCAGTTATTGATGAAGATAGGGTTGGCTGGGAGTATGAAAGCTATACTGCATATGCTGAAAACGGAAGGGGAACAAATGCAGAGTCACCTTATCCTTTAGAAGGTGTTTTTTATCCAAGTGGTGAAAGTTTTAATGACGCTCGATCTGACGGTCCGTTTCATGGAAATGATTATTCAGATTATGCTGTTTATTATCCCCCGTTTAAGTGGCAGGTGCTAGGCGGAACGGCTCCATTTAAGTATGAGGTTTACAGAACTAATGATACACACGGAATCAAAACAGCGGAAGCTAAGGCTCTAGTTTCAAATCCCTCTACAACTGCTGTAACACTTGCTGTTGAAAAGACGCATACATGGTTATCTGTTGGAGATGTATTAAAATTTAATGCAACAGATGGGACTGCTGTATTTACATTAACACAACAAGCTTCACATTCATCAACAACATTAACAGGATACTTAACTGGTGCGGCTTTGCAGGATGATTTGGTTAGCATTAGGCATTGGAATAGCAACGACCAACCAGTTACAAAATTTAAAAATAATACATGTGACCTTACTGCATATACAATTACTGGTTGTACTCTTAATCGTGATTCTGCTAACGGAACAACAGCGGTAACAGGGTTTAGCGGATTTACAAATATTGCTGCTGGGCAAAGAGTTACTGGGACTTACACAGTTGGTTCTAATATACATAATATTCCAGATGAAACATTTGTATTAGAAAGCCCTGCACCAGCAGCGACATCTTGCACTTTAAATAAAGCAGTACCTGAAAATGCTAGTTCTGTAACTCTTATTTTTACAACCAACAAAATTACTTGCGACTCGAACAACTACATAGAAGTGGGTCAGCGAGTTTCTGGGACTGGAATACCAAGCGGGTCTATAGTTCAAAGTCTAAATCCTGGTGGTACTGCTCCATCTGGTATTAACAGGGCTGTAACATCTTTTACTATAACAACTCCAGTTACAATTACCTCTAGTCAGTCTGATGAAGAATTAACTTTCACGCCTAAATTAGATCACGAATTTAATCTTAGATTAACTAAAACTAAAAACGAAAAAGATACTGCTGAATTATCTTTTAATGTTTTCCCAGCTATAGGGGTTAAGTATGAAAGTTTTAAATATCCGATTTCAGGAGGGTTAAGTGGAGATCATAATTTTGCTAATCAGGTAGGTTATGAACCAATGTTTAGATTAAAAATTACTGATAGTTCATCTAGCCCGATAAGTTCTTTTTCAGAATACAAGTGGCTTAATGTTTACCCAAGTTCAACATCATCTAACGATCAATCAGATTAATGGCTGAGAATAGACATAAGATACCAGTAGCTGGATACAACCCTAGAACAAAAGAGTTGTTCTTTTCTTGGCGTTCTGATGAGTCAGGTAGCAGTGACGCTCCTGATCGTACTTTGGTTTACAATCTAGAGTTTGGACATGCTAGCTTTATGGATCATGGTTTTACTGCTATGGCCAACTATCAGTCTTACAATCAAATGTCTATAAGGGATTTCTTGATTGAAACTATTGTAGATAATTATGAAGCAAGTATTTGTGATTGTGACGATTCTCTAACAGACATAATGCAGGGAGATCCTTATGTCTTAGGAAGAACTTCTACATTCACTGATAACACTTGTGATACTTCTAACGGAAGTGCAACTGTTAACTGTGATTCAACAGCTAACATGAAAGTTGGCATGACGGTTACTGGTTCAGGTATAGCTTCCGATAGTTTAATAAGCACAATAGTTAACGCTACTTCTTTTACTTTAAGTAAGTCAGCTACTAGTACAGCAACCAATGCTACTCTTACATTTAAGACCACTCTTTACGAAAGTCTTTGGAACTCTTCGGAGAATACCTCTAATAGTTCTGATGCAGACAGTTTATGTTCAAAGCTTGGGACTATGAGGCTTGAGGATTTATGTGAAGATGGGACAGAAGGAAGCACATTTGTTATGGCTAGTTCTTCAGACAAGTGTTTGAAACAGTATGAAGAGGATTACTATAAGAGAGATATATATAATGGTACTGCTTATGTAGCTTCAGGGTATAGCAGCATATTAGAATCTGGTGCTCTTCATTTTGATACAGATGATGAAAAGATGTTGCAACGTGTTACTTTGGAGTATTCAGGTACGAACGACACTCCAGTAACTGCAACAATGAAATTTGGAAAAGCTAACCAGCCTGAACAATTACTATCTGGGATTAACTACACGGCGTTGAGCGGCACGCAAGTATTGGATGATCAATCTTCTGCAACCAACGAAAACATTTTAACAAACAACATTAACCCAGATGATAAAGCTTACTTTAATAATATAACCAGAGGTAGATACCTTGGTTATCAATTGAAGTTAACAGGTGATGGGCCAGCAACCGTAACCAGACTCACGTTGAGTCTTAGAAGGGCTGAGAAATAATGGCAGACGCAAGTGAGCAAATAGCACGCATGGCACTAGATAGTTCTGCTATCATAGAATCAAGTGGTATTGAACCACCTAAAATGCCTGAAGAAGTTTTAACTAGGTTTCCTAATATGGTTAATTATCAGGAAGAACTAACAGAATATTTTAACAGGCTGGAGAGTTATTTTACTTCCCAGCTTATAGCAATTAAACAAGAAAACGATTAAGGAGAATTATTATGGGGCCACTAGCAGCAGCAGGCGTAGCACAAGGAGTAGGCGGTTTAGTTAAAGGTCTTTTCGGTAAGACCAAGACTAAGTTAAAGCGCAAGCCTAAGACGGCAGCAATCGGCGCAGCATTAGCAGCAGACCAGAAAGCACTAGAGGGAGACATGTCTCAATTAAGGTCTGCTGGAGATGCTGCTTATGGTGATATATCTGGCAAGATGGCAGGGCTATCTGACGCATATGACAGAGGGGTTCAAACATTAGACCAGTACACACCAGAGGGTAGACAATACAGAAGGTACGAGGCAGGTATAGACAGGCTTGGTGCTGACCTTAGAGCCGCTAATCAAGACGCTACCGACGCTGTTAGTCGAAGGTTTAACCAGCAGCAAGCTTTAATGGGTGGAGGTGGAGGAATGAGTCCTTTCATGCAAATGGCTCAAGCTAATCAGTTAGGTGCTATGAACAGGGGAGTTGCCGCTAACATTGGGGGTATGCGGTTAGACAACATGCGTAGGTTTCAGGACTATGGTTACAATAACCCAGCGCAACGGTTTGCTTTGTTTAATACTTATGCTGGATCAAGACAGCTTCCGATGCAAGTGCTTGGCAATAGAAATCAATTAACGAATCAAAGAATGATGGGTTCTCTTAATGCAGAGAACGCTGGAACAAACACTATTGTTCAGAAGAAGGATAACTGGGCTAATAAATTAGGGGGTGCTCTTCAATCAGCAGGTGGCGCAGTTGGCAACATAGCGGCATCAAGTGCTATGCTAAATAGTCTTGGTCAATCTGCTCCGACATGGAGCAGTATGTTTGGTGGTGGTGGAGGGGGAAGTAGAGTTAATCCTTCTACTGGCAGGTTAAGTTGGCTTCCGTCGAGAAATGTTTCTACTGATCAAGTAGGCGCGAGTGGAATGCCAAGCTGGGCGTTAAATGGCTAAAGGAAAAATAAAATGGCTACATATTATATAGACGACACGCAGGGTTCTGCTTCTGGCTCAAGTGCTGGGGGCGGCGGTAATTCTTATCTAAGAAGTCTTTCTCAGTTGGCAGAGTCTCAAGGTCGGCAGCGTTACTATGACTACTTGATGGGAGCTGAGGATCGTAAGGACACTCAATTTGAAAGAGTTAAAGAAACTGAGAGAGAACAATTCAGATTAAACTTGTTGCAAAACGTAGGGGTTGAAGACCTCAAAAGAAGGGAGTCATTAACTCAATACAATGGTCTTAAAGAATTGATTAATGCAAACAATGCCGAGATGACTAACGTATCTAATGCATTGTCTAATTTAGGTTTGCAGATTGATCCTGCTGGAAAATTAGATAGCACAGCAGTAACTGGCATTATAGATCAATACGGAATAGATATGGCAGATGATGAAGATTTTGCTAACAAACGGAGTGCAGTTTCAGGTTTACTTCGAGATTTGCAAAACATTCAAGAGTCTCGTCAAAAATTGAATGCCTCTATGGCTGGTGTTGACGGGGTAGTAATGAATTCAGTAACTGGCCAAATTCTAGGTTTTGAATATCCAACAAGGCTTAAGGACTTTTACATGAACGAGTTTAAACTCGATCCGTTTAATGGTCAGCCTCTTAACAGGAAACAGATTCCTGACGCCCCAGATCAAGAGCAGGTGATAGAAGCTAATAAAAAGGTTGAGGAGGCTAAGGCCACTCTAACACCTGAAGAAGCTAAGGAGGCTGATTCTAAAGCATTAGGATCAGAGATTATGAAAACCTCTACCTCTTCTGCTCCTGATGTAAATCCGCTTAATGCAGCTAGGAAATATTTATGGGGAGAAGATATGCAGCCTGAGTTTTATCAGAAAGACATTCCTACTGATGAATTAATTCCTACTGCTTTGAGCAGATTGAATGAACAGAGAAGCGAACTTCAAAACAGAATAAATTCACTGGAGTCGCCAACTTTTGTAACGAGGTCTTCTCCTTATTCGAGATACGAATATCGCCCAGTTACTGAAAGCACACAGATAAAGGGTGACTCTAGAATGAGAGAAGATGCGGCTGAATCAAAAGCCCTGCTTGGTGAGCTCGGTGAGATAAACAGTCTTATTCAAAGCATGAGTCCCGCTACTACTGCACCTTCTTCCCCTGCTCCTGCCGATCCTAGAACCTCTGGTCAAACGATGGGGCCAGAATTCTTTAGGCAACAAAATCCTCAAACACTAGATCAAGTAGGGCCGATTGGTATTCCAGCAGAAGCTGTACAAGATCAGGTAGGGCCAAGCGGTATGCCTGCTGAAGCTTTAATAGACATGGACGAGGTAGGGCCGAGCGGTATGCCTGTTGAAGCCTTTGAGGTTCCATCTGCATTACAATCTGCGCCTGTTGGAATTACAGACCCAAGATATGTTACGCCTATTCCTGCCCCTCCACCTCAATCTGATATGAGGTTAATGGAAATGGATGGGTCTATGGGGCCAGATTACATACCAACTTCAAACACAGGTTTAATGGATATGGATGGTAATCTTATGCCTGAGTTTACTGCCCCTCCAGTTAGAAGTTCAGGACTTATGATGAATC